TAACGCGCCGCGTTACTACTCAAACCCCTTGATAATAAAGCTTCTGTAGGCGGCTCAGTAAAAGCAGCGAGCATAGACTCCGTTATGTATGTAACCTCTTGGAATACTTCCTTAGGCTTTGTTGCACGCAGCAATGCTGCAGATAGATTGCGCTCACCTGAGTCAACCCAACCTTGGGCTTCTTCATACTCAATGCCTTGTACAAAAGACACAAGCGAAAATAACCCACCTTTGAACTGACATGAAAAACAAATGTGAGCACCCGTGTCAGCGTTGATCCACCATGACGGGTTGCGGTCTTCGTGACCAGTACGCGCTACGTGAGCAGGACAATGGCCTTGGATCTCAGAGCCATTAATTGATATGACTTCAATACCAAGGCGAGCGAGCGTCTCTTCCATATCCTCAATTGTCATAGGTCGTTCTCATCTAACTCTCTGAACTGACCTGTGTCCCAATCCCACAGCATATCAACCTGCGTTAATCCTGAGTTACGACTAGCCAAAACCTTAAGCAAACGAGTGTCGTCTACGTTCTCATCTTGCTTCTGCAGACCAAAGATAACATCAGCGTCCTGGTGGAATGATGAAGAGTAACCAATAGAGTCAGCGGTAACTTGGCCTTTGCGCATCTTCCAATTCAATACCTGAGTAGAGATAACAATAGGTATCTGAAACTTCTGTGCCAACCGCTTTAGCGAGCGCGTGATGTTAGTTAGAGCCTGTGGAGTATTAGCCTCACCAGTCTGCTCATCAATCATTAAGTAGGTACCGTCAATAAAGACTACGTTTGGATGCAGTACTTGGATCTTGCTAGCAATACCTGTAACAGTAGAACCAGCAGCAGAGTCAACAAGCCAGAACTTGTGGGTCATGTCGCCCATGTTCTTAAGCTTGGTCTTGTATCGACTCTCTTCTTCTGGTGTCAAGGTGCCTGTCATCATACGTTGGTGTGAAACGCGGGCACGCATAGCATCGTAACGAGATACCTGCTCAGTGTTGCTCATCTCAAATGATTGGAACATAGGAACCGCTCCATGCATGTGAACGTTCTGCGCAATCTGCAAGGCAAGAGTTGACTTACCTGTCTTAGGTGGCGCCACGATAACAATCAACTGACCCTTTTGTAAACCAGAAGTAGCTTTATCCATAGTGTTAAACCCTGTAGGTATACCAAGTAGACCGGGGTTTTGCTTACGGTACTCGTAGTCTTCCCAACGTCTCATCGGGTCGTCTGTAATATCAATGTCGCTAGTGCTACTCAATCCGTCTTCTTCAAGGCGAATCAAACCACTCTGCAATTTTACAAGAGCACCTTCGTGGTCCTCAAACTTTTCAATTGATTCAATTGCTTGAGAGATCATTCCTACTGTGGACGCCTTGCGACGCTGTGTAAGCATGGAGTCAATTAAGTAATCAGTTGAATCCTGTACATCAGTCAGCTTGTAGTTAGGAAAATTGTTGTTGATGACCTCTAGGCTTGGGCACTCAGCGTACTTAAAGAAGTGGTCACGTATAAAATTCCACATCTTCTTATTGTCTGGGTCTACAAACCAAGCTTCGTTAACGTTACGAGAAAACAAAGGTGCAAGCTCACGGCTACTAAGAGCCTTACTTATAAGTTTCGATTCAAAGTTCATTTAGTGATCTACCCCAATGTCCGTAACGTAGCAAGCGTGCTTGCGTGTCTACAACTCCAACGACCTCTGGCCTGTACGGAAGCTCCGAAACCAGCTGTGTCACAGTTGTGTAAGAAGAAAAGTATCTAAACGGGTTGGTACCCATCTTGTCAAGTTGCTCTACAAACTTCTCAAGTGACTCTTCGTCCTGTGTGAACGACACTAGTTCAAGAGTCACCCCTTGCTTTACTGTAAACAAATACAAAAAGCTTAAGGAGGACCGATTAAGTTTGCGGTTAACTTTTGGTACTGGAATGAACTTAAACTTCTTAGTCACTTCAATTTCAGTGTCCAAAAAAATCTCGTCAACGACCAGAATTCGTTTTGATAGTTCGTTACTGATATCCCCTTTTAGCATTTTAGTAGACCTCTATCCGTCCGTACTTAATTACGAACTCGCGGAATTCTTTGTTGGAGTCCTGGGCTTTCTTTGCATCTTCGGTCGATGCCCTACTGGAAATCTCCAACGGGTATGTACCGCCGTTAGTATCGATACGGGACTGTACAAACCGAACATGCTTGCATGTTGACCTGCTCTTATAGCCCGGGCACGTGCAGTGCAAAACGCTGCTCTCTTCGTCAACGGCAACTTCATAGATGCCTGGGCCAGGGGTCTTGTTCTGGCTTAAGAACACTTGCACTAGACGTAAATGGTCGTCCACTCGGTTGCCTTTCATTTTCTTCTCAGGTCTCCTTTGTCGGATACTACAGGTAAGTAGCCAAACGCTTCTCGCGCAAAGCTAGCGGTAGCATCTCCGTAGAGACTAGCCCAGTTGTCCAACACTATGTTGGTGGTAACTATAGTAGGCAATCCGCGGTTAAACCGTGTGCGCAAAAGGTGGTGAAGCATATTCTTTTGCCAACCAGTGAGGCTGGAATGCTCTTTTCCGATGTCATCTATAACAAGCACACGAATGTTATACGAATCATCTAAACATTCGCCCAAGATGCCGTAGAATAAAGTTTCCTGCTCTGGGGTGGGCGAGTTCATAGTGTCACCCTTTAGCTCTAGGAAATCATTGAAAGTCATAAAGTAGCAGGGGCGAATGACTACCCCGCTCTCAGGTGGATCAAAGGCGTTCAACGGAAGAGTAGTCATCATCTCTTGAATCGTTGCTAACGCAAGTGTGGTTTTTCCACGACCTGGCTCTCCAACCAAAAGAATACCGCGACCTGTCATCTTTCCAGATGGTGTGCGGATTACATCTCCTGCTTCAACTCTCTTAATCCATCCGCGAATCTTTGTTAAAACATCTGCGCTGGTATCTGTGCAGTCGTCTAGTACCCAGCCAAGACGAGCGGCCGGTATGCCAGAGGTCTTTACCCACGCACGGCGGCGTATCTTTATGTCACTAAGTTTAAACATCTAAGATGTCCTCCCATGACTTGTCGGCTTCAACCTGTGCGTTAACCATAGTGTCAGGAAGGTATACCTTTCGCTTGGCATCCGCAACCATGCCTGGTGCTCGCTTGATAAACATACGCCACATCTTCTCGGCATCATCCAACTCTGTGTCGTGCTCTATAGATGCAAAGAACACATCCATCATCAGACACTCGATCTCTCCGTTGGTTTCATGCGCTTTGCGAAAGTTTGCTAATGCAAAAATAAATCGGCTCTGTGTAACGCGCCAAGGTTTGATGTGCCACATGTTGTGAACACGGGATGCAAACTCCATGGCGCTATCTGTAGGTGACCAGTCAGCCTTGTTGTTCTGGCTACGAACCTTCATGCGCTGAGCCATGACCTTGGTTCGCTCTTCGTTGTACTCCGCTTGCTTCTTCTCGCGCATCTTGCGTCTGTAGTTATCCATGTCATCGTAATCTGGAAACGTGTCGCTCATGGGCTTGACTCCAATCTCTATCTGGTTTGGATAGTCCTCACGGACTGGGTCCGTGGATTCGGTTAACTTATTAATAGAATTAGCTATTAGGGTTAATCTGCTATTCTGCATATTCTGCTGTATAGATGTACGGCTTTCCAGGCACAACCCGATACGGGTTTCCAGTACCGCCCAACCAGCCTCAGTTAAGGCAATCTCTCGTACCCATCCACCTGAAAAGCGGTAGGTAACGGTATGGGCCAGCCCAGCCTTTTTAAGCTCGGTTAGAGCTTTTTGGCAGGCATCGCGCCCCTCTGTAAATACCTCTGTGAGGGCTCTAGCGCCTCCCTGAAGGGGGTTTGAAGCTAGATACAGGAGAATGCCTAGGGCACGGGCGGATACCACCCTCTAGGCGTCCTTGTCTTTACTGATATGGGAAGCCATGACCCGGGCAAAGAGGTTAGCAATGGCTAGGACTCCGTTGTAGATGTCCTCCATCAACTGGTCTTCATCCTCTTCCTCTTCTTCATCCTCGTCTTCTTCCTCTTCTTCTTCCTCAGCTTCCTCTTCAAACTCTTCTGCCGGAAGGTTTAACTCTTGGATTGGGAAGACGACTTCTTGCTGAGGTTTAAGTCCAACGGTTGCCGTGATTGCTGTTAGACCATCCGTCAAGTCAAAGCAGGGGATGGACTCCTTAACGCAAATTGCTAGGAAGTCCTGGGAAGTCGGGTCTTCATCATTCCATAGTAGGAATGCCGCAGCCTTCTTACCCTTTAATGATTCAACCGCTTTTTTAAATGGATTCGGGTCTACAACAAAATCCGCTGCGGGAAGCCCGCCAAAGTTTCCAGATCCATTATTAAAAACAAGGATCTCTTTGTTTTTATCTTTTGCGTACTGCGCAGCAAACACCTGCGCCTGTGATGGTAACTCAACGTACGGTAGTACTAACGTACCTTTTGCTCCGTTAGCATAGTAGTGGTCTTCCATCAAAGCCTCTAAGTTAGCTCTGCTGGTCTCTCCACCACCGGCTACGATTACAAAGTATTCTTCCATGTAAGTCTCCTTGGTAGGGGGAGACGAACAGTACGCCTTGGTTATTAGTTTTGTCTAGTTATAACTGGGCGGTACGTAACAGCACGTTCTACAAGGGCTAGCAGTGACTTAGATGTGAACGCCCCAGCCATCGTGTATAGAACAGATGTTCGAATGTCACTGTCGATCCCGACAAGCCAAACCGCTAAAGCACTAGCGCAAATTGAGGAAACAGTATTTGTTAGCCAGCTTTTAATAAAGATCTCTATAAAGTTCAGAGCTGGCTCAGCTACGGCTAGTACAAACGCAGCTGCAAATGATACGAGTAGTAGTTCTAACATGCGGTTATAGTACTACGTATTTGCCTGACCTAGGTATATGGCTGCTGTAGATCCTAGGGTTAAAACCTCTTTTAAGTACTCTACTATGCGAAGTTGAATAGACAAACGGTTCTTATAGAAGTGGCTGCGTGCTGCTCCAACAGACCCTTCCCACAAAAAGTCAGAAGAGTATCCAGGACCACCATTGCCGTCAAAGTACTCAAGGACGAACGGGCTGTTTTCAAACATTGCTGAGTCCAGCTGGATGAGGTTACTAACATCCACATTCCAATCAACTTGAACATGAGCATAGGCTGCTTCAGCCGGAGCTGTCCCTGTTATATCGTGCCTTAACCAAGATGTAAGAACTTCCTCAGGGGACCCGGTGTCCGTGCTTATCAAAGTCTTTGTATCGTCATACCAATGTATTGAGGGAGTTACGTACTCAGGGCCAATATCAGTCATGATGTAGTAGCTAAATGTATATGAAGTTTCTGGGTAGTGGATTGGCATTAGATCAGCAGATGAAGTTGTTGACTTTAGCTGAACTATAGACCCAGTAGCCGTTAATCGAAGTGAATCGCCACCTACAAAAGCAGTGCCAGATGCTGCTGTGATTGCCACATCAGCTGTCGTTAAGCTATAGCTAAAAGAGGTGCCTGTCTTTGCTGTGATTGTAAAACTACCATCAAAAGGCAAGCCAACACCAGCAACTACAACTGTCTGCCCGACTTCAAGAATGTGCGCGGCGTCTACTTCAATTGTTGCTACATTGCTTGTCACGCTTTTATTGATAACTATGTAGATATCAGTGTTTGGCTCAGGTGTTGTTATGTCTATAGCTGGGATAGATCCGGTTGCAGACCATGGTGCAAAAGGACTTTTAAAATGTGGGTTAAGTAACTCATTGATTCGAGTGGCTCTAATTGTTATGTGTATCTGACGCGCTTCGTCAAAGTCTGTGACAGAAGATGCCTGCTCAAACTGAGCTCCATCAAAGTAGTGGTGTTCATTGCTTGAAG